ACGGCGACCTCTCCGTAGATTCGCTGGAGTACTCCCCTCTCGAATTCTCTGACGATCGAGGAAACGTGACCGTCCATTCGAGAGAAATCCGTGCATCCGACAACGTTCGTCGTAAATGCATTGCGAATCGCTTCTCCCACCTCTCTGCCGCAGCGAAACCCATACGCTGGCACTTTTTCTTTTAGTGCTTCTGCCAGCGGGGTAAGGAATGCTCCATAACCCATCTGAGTTTCCTGCTCAATGGTAGCAATCGGTCGGGGTGTACCGTACTTGTTCCCGTAGCTTTCCACTTTCATCACCAGTTTGACGAGCGGGTTGTTCACCGCTTTGTTGCCGTCGTGCTGGATTCGTTGTTGTTGGATGGGCTTCGACCTGCGGACCATCTGATCCTCGATCGCTGTTGGTGTTAGCGGACCGAGGTGCTTGGCAATTCGGGTCGTGAACTCATCGATGAACATGGTAGCTCTGTGGTCTCGCACGACATTGGCCACTGATTTCTGGGGTCCAATGATGCGATGGTTGTAGCCCCACTCCAAGTTGGCATCAGAGCGGGCGGGAACGGTTCCGGTGTTGTCGACCGGTGAAAAGATCGAATCGAGGCAAGGGTGCGGTGGACCGTTGGAAAGGTCTCCACCCGGGAACTTGACATAGGTGTTGGTCTTCGGGATGTAGTCACCGAACCATTGATCAAGTGCCGAGTCACCCATCAGGCGTTTGTGGTGCGCCATCAGGACAACTGCGCTCTGCCGTGCGATGTCGGGAGGAAGTTCTTTGAGATACGTGGATAACGTCCCAGGGGTGTGTTTGTCGTACAAACTCGTAGCCAGAACCGTCGTGTCAAAGACGGAAGCCGGTACGGTAGCACAACAGTACGTCCCCACCTTAGCGATGGAGAACCGTGCACCCTCTTGGGACTGAACCCTCATGACCGCAAACCCGTCTTCCACCACTTTGCAGCGGCGAAGGTGAGGGGCCTGGGGTAGGTGTTTCTCAAAGAGATTCTTGACGTAGTACTTCGTCCATATCCGGTGCAGGTGGTATGCAACCCAGCAACAGCGGACCACTGGCCTCACGTACATCATCGTCGGTTGGAAAAGGACGATGCCGCGTTGGGACGAGGTGTGGAATTTCTCAATGTTGTAGTACGTAACGATATTGTCAGTTCGTACCACACAAGAATCATTGGAATAGTCCCAAACGCGTTGCCTGTACGGAGTGCCAGGACAGACTCGAACGTCAAAGAAGTCCCCCGCAGCGCCACCATCGATCCACGTGTGTGATTGTTCTCCGACACTACCTGCCGCTGTAGTCGGCAGGTGTGTGTACAATACAACCGGCAACGTGTTTGTTGCCAGGATCATTGGGAGGTCATCACAATGGTAATCAACGTCAACCATGTGCAAGGTGTGACGAAGCGTGATTGGTGACTGGGAGAGTTCTCTTCCGGCGTCTTTTCCCCACTTGTGCGTCGAGTAGTTGTCGTATCCCTGGGCCTGGAATCGTCGCGAAGACTGATACCCCATAGGCTCACGACCGGTTTGCAGGATGTACTTGATCATCCAGTCGCGCGCTGCTGAACGTTCTGCAGCGCTCGCGCCGTGCGTGTGGTTCGCCATTGAATCTGGTGCAGACCATTGACTTGCCATTCGGGAAAATGTCTGGCGGTTCTCTCCTGCGTTCATGGTATTTGGGCCTTGACGACAGTACAAAATGGTACATTTTGCACTGGGATCTTCCTCCTGGAGGCCACTGAGCAGGTTTCGACCGGGGTCGACATCACTTCGAGCTGTGAGTGTGGATTTGTTTGTGTTGAA